GTAAGTGCACCGTCACCCTGCATATCCAGGCCACATGACTAGGGTGTGGGCATGGGAGTAGCGGAGGACCTGGCCACCTATCTGGACTCGAACTCATCGAGTTTCACGTCCGGCACGTCCCTGTTCGTGAACGCCCTCCCGCACTCCACGGGCGCCGCGCTGGCCATCTACGAGTCCGGCGGCCTGGACCCGCAACAGCACTACGGCGACGGCACGCTCCCTGCGTGGGAGAACATCACGGTGCAGCTGGTGGCCCGCACGTCCGCCCCCACGGACGGCGCCACCATCGCGTCCCCGGTGAACGCCCGCACGCTGCTGCACAAGGCGTGGGTTCTGCTTAACGGCATCGTGAACGAGGAACTGTCCGGGTCCACGTACCTGCGGGTAGAGCCCCGGCAGTCCCCCATGCGGCTCCCCGAACCGGAGAACGACGGGCGGGTCCTGTTCTCATGCAACTTCGACGTGATGCGCGTCCCGTCCACATCGTTCGCATGACCGACCTGTACGGGGTCGAGGCATCGAAGCCGGCCACGGACCTCGAGCCGCGCTGCTCGGGCTGCGGCCGGATGCTCGCCCGCCTGGTCACCCGACCGTGGCGGATCGATTGCCCACGATGCAAGGTGAGCAACAGCGCAGAAAGGTGACAGGCATGGCGGAATGGTGGCGGGGCGGGCGGTACTTGCCGGCGGCGGCGGGTATCGCAGGGATCGTGGCGGTGGTCGTCGGCGCGGACGTGTGGGGAGCTCGCACGGGGCGCCCCACCATTTCCGCTGCGGTCGCGGACTGTCTCGACCACCAGGTCGCGGCGCCGGTAGCGGTCGGGGTCCTAGCCGGGCTCGGCTGGCATCTGCTGGTCGACCCCATCGTGCGCCGCATCGGCCGGTAGCCCGGATGCACCCGCACCGTGCGGTGCCGGTGATACGGTCACGGGTGTTCCGCATCGTGTCCTAGTGACCCGCGAGGCAGCCTGACCGGGTGCCCTGGTGGCCGGCGGTGGGGGCCGCTGACCGGGTTGTGGCGCGCAGCCCCCCGGAGGTTCAGCGGTGGCCCGACCTGCAGCGAACTCGAGCAACGACACGTCGACCACCTCGGGTGCGTCGCGGCGCACGTTCCGGGTGCTCATCGGCTGCGATTGGGGCGAGGGCTACCGGGCAGCCGGGCCCATCGTGGACAACGTGCCGGCGAAGGTCGCGGCGGTGTGGGTCGCCGACGAGCCTCCGGTGCTCGAGGCCATCGACGGGGAGAGCTGACCATGCCATCGTTCGTGCACTCGAAGTCGAGCCGGGTCGCGGTCGGCGCCTACAACCTGTCGAGCATCACCACCGAGGTGGCCCACCAGCACACCGTCGAAACGGCGGACACGACCCCGCTCACATCGTCGGATATGACGTACATGGCGGGCCGGGTGCAGCACACCGTGAACCTCAAGGGCGTGGCCGACTTCGCGCTGCTGTCCGGCGACGCGGGCGCCCTGGACGCCATCCTCGGGTCCACGACGCGGGGCATCGTGTCGTATCTCCCCGAGGGCTACACCGTCGGGAAGCAGGCGCAGCTGATGCAGGGCACCCCGACCGGGTCGAACAAGGCGTCGCCCGCGTCGGACGTGGTGCGTTTCGACGCCTCCATGGTCGCGGTGCACTCCACGAAGTCCGACCACGGAACCGCGGTGAAGGACTCGAACGGCGCCGTGCTGTTCTACTCCGCCGCCGCTTCCACCTCCACGCAGGCGCAGGCGTCCGTGGACGGGGCCGCGGCGTCCGCTGCCGGGTACGCCGCGCACCTGCATGTGTTCTCCGGGCTCGGTGGCGGGAACGTCACGCTGCAGGTGCAGCACTCATCTGCGGGTGTCGCGTGGTCGGACCTGACCGCGTTCACCTCGGTGACCGCGTTCCAGGCGCAGCGCCTCACCTCATCGACCGCGGCGGTCAAGCGGTACGTCCGCGGCGCGATCACCGTGCACAACTCGACCGCCGAAATCGAAGCCCTCATCACCTTCGCCCGCCGGTAGAGCGGCTGACCTCTAGGAGCACGTCCGATGCCTACGTTCCGTCACGGCAAGTCCGCCTATCTCGCCCTGGTCTACGGGGGCAGCACCTACGCGCTGTCCACCGGGTTCGATGACTCGAGCCTCGCCCGCGCCGTCGCGACCGCCGAGGTGACCGCCTACGGCAACAGCGACCAGGTGTTCCTGGCCGGCCTCAAGTCGGGGAGCTTCCAGGCGAAGGGGTCGTTCGATAAGACGATCGAGGGCAACATCGCCGGTGCGCTCGGCGCCTCGACGAACCCGCAGATCAAGTACGGCCCGGAGGGCTCCGCGTCGGGGCGCCGCAAGTACCTGTTCTCGTGCGTCCTCACCGGCCTGAACGTCGCCTCCCCGGTGGGCGACAAGGTCGCTGTCGACTTCACCGCCACGATCAGCGGCGCCGTCACCTCGACCACGTTCTGACCATCGGCCGGCACCGGCCGCACCACCAGCAAGGGAGAAGGCCATGAGCCTCCGAGACACCATCGCCAACGCACCGGACCTCAAGCGGGTCACCGAGACCGTTCCCGAGTGGGGGGTGACGTTGGAACTGCGCCAGTTCGACCTGGACCGGCGGACCGCCCTTACGGTGGCGTCGATGACCGCGGACCGGGACGCCGACGACAACCTCACCGCGGACAGCCTCGCGGACTGGTACGCGCAGCTGCTCATCGCCTCGGCGCACGACCCGGACACGGGCGAGCCGGTGTTCACCGAGTCCGACGCGGCCATGTTGCGTTCGAAGCGCGGTAAGACGGTGGACCGCCTGGCCGACATCGTGCTGGACCTCAACGGCATGAAGGCCGAGGCGGTGGACCAGGGAAAAGCCGGTTCCTCCACGACCCCGACCGGTGGTACCGGTTCCGACTAGCGGCCATGCTGGGCCGCACCGAGCGTGAACTGCGTCTGTCCATGACCTCCGCCGAGTTCACAGACTGGCTGGCCTACATGAAGTTGGAACGCATGGACCGCCTGGACGCCCTCGAGGCCGGCGCGCAGCCGGTCGTTATCGTGGACGCAGTGGAGGGCTGACCGGTGCCCACCGTCGCACAGCTGAACGCGATCCTACGGGCCGACGTTGGCGGGTTCATCACCGGCATGAACGCCGCCGGCGCGTCCCTCGACAAGCTCGGCGAGAAGGGTAAGAGCGTCGCGCAGGGCGCCCGCGACACCGGGGCGGCGCTCACGAAATACGTGTCGCTGCCCCTCGCCGCGGTGGGCGCTGCCGCCATCGACGTGTCCCTCAAGTTCGAGGAATCGTTCGCCAACATCAAAGGGCTGGTTGGGGTGTCCGACGCCCAGCTGGCGCAGTTCCGGACCTCCATCGAGGCGCTAGGCCCGGCCACGGGGAAGGGGCCGGCGGAGCTCGCGGACGCCCTCTACTTCATCACGTCGGCGGGCCTCGAGGGCGACCGGGCGATGCAGGCGCTGGAACGGTCCGCTACTGCGTCCGCTGCCGGCCTCGGAGACGTGACCACCGTCGCGGACCTGCTCACGTCCGCGATGAACGCCTACGAGAAGTCCGGGCTTACCGCGGCGCAGGCGACGGACGTGCTCACCGCCACGGTGAAGGAAGGCAAGGCGGAACCGGAGGAACTGGCCTCATCGATGGGCCGGGTCATCCCGGTGGCGTCCGCGCTCGGGGTGTCGTTCGAGGAAGTGGGCGGCGCTGTCGCGGTGATGACGAAGTCCGGTCTGAACGCTGCGGAGGCGACCACGGCGCTGCGCGGCATCCTCACGCAGTTGTCCGCTCCCACCGACCAGGCGAAAGAGGCGCTGGCGAGTGTGGGCCTCACCGCGAACGACCTGCGCGACACCCTCAAAAACAAGGGGCTGTTGGACCTGCTGCTGATGCTGCAGGACCGTTTCGGCGGTAACGCCGAAGCCTTGTCGGCGCTGTTCGGGGACGTGCGTGGCCTGGTCGGCTATCTCAACATCATGGGCCAGGACGCCGCCGGGGTCCGCGACGTGTTCGACTCGGTCACGCAGTCGACGGGCGCCACCGACGCTGCGTTCAACGCGGTGGCCGATACCGCCGGGTTCAAGATGAAGCAGGCGATGGCCTCGCT